GTTCTGGAAGAACGCTAAGTCGGCGCCAGTGCTCGAAATCGCGGCTGACACGCCACTCACCCTCCCGTCGGGCATGACCCAGGAGCAGTTCCTCGACGCCATGTCGGATCAGGTAGAGGGGTGGCAGAAGGGCTTCGACAGGCTCCTCATGCTGCAGGGCATCACGTCCAAGACCCTCGGCGTGACGCTGCCCTCACCGGAGCACTTCTTCGCCGTGGCGCTTCAGTCCTTCGCGGCTTCAATGTCGATCCCGCTCAAGATACTCGTTGGAAACCAGACCGGCGAGCGAGCCAGCACCGAAGACGCCACGGACTGGGCGCAAACCAACAACTCGCGCCGCGCCAATATCGTGGTGCCCAACATCATGGTGCTGGTCGAGCGTCTGGTGAGCTTCGGCATCCTGCCGGCCAAGGACTGGTTTGTCGACTGGACGGACCTGACCGAGGCCACGATGGCCGAGAAGATCGACCGGGCCAACAAGATGGCCGACACCAACCAGAAGATGACCGCCGGCGGCGAGCTGGTTTTTACGCCCGAGGAAATCCGCGCTGCGGTCGACTATGAACCGCTGAGTGACGCGGACAAGTTCCGCGACGATCCGTCGTACGACGAGACGGATGCTGCAGTGGGGCGTGTCGGTTCGTCGCAAAGTCCTTAGGACTTGCCCTCGTCTGCGGCCATTAATTCAAGCTCTCGCTTAGATATCCGCCTACCCGAGGGCGCCGTGATGTCGGTAATCCGTTCATCGCTAAGCTCCATCCCGTGCAGCGACTTCAAGCACTCCGCCGCGGTCTCAAAGCTCGCCTGCTTTGGCGCCACACCTGCGATCTTGTTGATCGGTTGATAGGTGAACGTGAACGGCATTGAGGGGCCCTCCTGAGGACTATCTGAAAGGCAAACTGATGCCCAAGCACGTCCGCGTCAACATCCGAGCGGTCGCGAACACCGCTGCCGTGCGCAAGGAAAAGCGCAACGGCCGCGATGTCGTGATCGTCCCGTCTGCAACGCTGCCCGACGACATCGTCATGAACGATATCCTCTATCCGGCCGACGAGATCGCGAAGTCGTTCAAGTCCCTCGATCGGACCCCGGCGCCACTCGGGCACCCGACCATCAATGGCAAGTTCGTCTCGGCCCGCGATCCTGAGGGCATCAACCTCGGCTGGATCGGGGCTTGGAACGAGAATGTCCGCCAGGAGAAGGGCCGGGTGCTGCTCGACAAGGTGATCGACGTCGAGAGGGCCAACCAGTCTGAAGGCGGCAAGGCGGTGCTCGCTGCCATCGAAAAGGGCGACCCGGTTCACACCTCCACCGGGTTGCTCTGCATGCTCGACGCCGCAAATGGCGATGTGCCTTACAAGTTCTCCGCTCGCGATATCGAATTCGACCACGACGCTATCCTCCTCGACACGGAGGGAGCGGCCACGCCGGAGCAAGGCGTCGGCATGTTGGTCAACGCCAAGGGCGAGACCGAAGAAATCGAGGTCATCAACAGCACCCTCACCGAGGAGGCTGAACGAGGCCTGGATTGGGCGATCGAACATCTCGCCCAGGCTCTGGAGCGGCGCGAACGCGCCGGATGGCTGGAGCAATTCAAGACCGCGATCATGAAGCTCATTCCGGGCTCGGAGCGGACACCCTCTGCAAATCGAAAGGAAGCAGACATGGCTGATGAAAAGCAGCTGAACGAGCTTTCCGCGAAGATCGACGGTCTCCCGGCGAGTATCGCGGAAGCGATCACCAAGGGCATCGGCGACGCCGTCGGCACCGCGGTGAGCAACGCGGTCAAGCCGCTCGTGGACGCTCAGAACACTCTGGTCGCCAACCAGAAGGCCAAGGACGACGCGGAGCACGCCGAACTCGTGACCAAGGTCGTCAAAGCGAACATCCTCGATGAGGAAACGGCCAAGGCCACGCCGCTCAACACCCTGCGCAAGCTCGCGGAGAACGCGGCGCCCGGTAAGGCCGCTCCGCTCAATGGCGCCATGCCGCGCGCCCAGGGCAACGGCTTCAAGCTTCCCAAGGCGGAGGGCTAGGACCATGGCGCGCTACAACAAGATCTTCCTCGGCCCGGTCGACAAGACCAAGCCGCAGGTGCGCGAGCTGATCGCCTCGGCCGCGCTCAAGCCCGGCCGCCTCGCGGTCATTTCCTCGGGCAAGTTCGCTCTGGCCGGCGCCACTACTGTCGGCAAGGTCTGGCTGATCCAGGACAACTACCTGGCCTTGAAGGGCACGGACGACGACTGGGCCCAGGACTCGATGGCGATCGGCATCGAGATGCAGGACGACGAGCTGTACGCCGCGCGCGTTGCAACTGGCGTCAACGTCTCGGCCATCGGCACCGCCCTGACGCCGGGCGCGAATGGCACGCTCGCCATCGCCTCCACCTCCGATCTCGTCGTCGCCTATGCCGACGAGGTCTTCAACAACAACACCGGCAGCGAACAGCTCGTCCGTGTCCGCGCCGCGGGCTCGCAGAGCTACCTGTCGGCCGCGTCGTAAGGAGCACACGACATGCGCTATTTTGACGAACAGCTGGTCGCGAACTCCCGGCCGCACGCCCAGTGGTGGGAGGAAATCTCTACCAACCGCGAATGGTGGCACCAGGTCGAGGAGCAGTTGGCTCAGGTCGGCAACTCGGCCGCCATCCTGCCGCGCGACGCATGGCTCGAGCTCGACGGCATCACGCGCCGCGTGATGCGCGCCGACGAGGGCAGCGTTTGGATGAACGACCTGATGCCGCTGGCCAAGCCGGTGCACATCGGCAAGCTCGTCCACATGAACCGTGTCTCGTCCGACGCCGGCTCGGTGGTCCGCTCCATGAGCGGGCAGGTGCCGGTTGGTATGGACAAGGTAATCTACGACTATCGCGGGACGCCGGTGCCGATCTTCTCGACGGCTTACGGCCGGGAATGGCGCGAGTGGAATACCTTGCAGTCGGAGAACTTCGACGCGCTGGCCGACGACCAGGAGGCGCACACGGCCAAGATCAAGCGTGATCAGGCGCTCTACGTGCTGAACGGAGACAGCACCATCGTGTTTCAGGGCTACCAGGCTTACGGCATCAAGACGAGCACCTATTCCAAGTCCATCAACCTGGGCTCGGCCGTCGGCGGCGCCAACATCGACCTGACTACGGCGGACGGAGACGACCTGGATGCTTTCTTCTCGGGGGCGTTCGGCGCCATGCTCGATGCGAACCTGATCACGGGCAAGGTCAACATCTACATCTCGCCCGATATCGCCCGTAACTGGGACCGGTCGTACTCCGGGGCGTCCGGCTTCAAGGACGGCACGATCATGGACTTCGTGTCCAAGAACCGCCGCATCAACAAGATCGCCGTGAGCTTCGAGCTTTCCGGCAATGCCTTCTTCGGCTTCGTGCCGAGCGGCGAGTACATTCGCCCCCTGGTCGGCATGGCCGTCAATACCACGGCGCAGACCCGCCTCAATCCGACGGACAACTACCAGTTCCTGATGATGGGCGCCCTCGGGATCGAGATCCGTGCCGACTACAACGGCAAGTCCGGCGTCTTCTACTCCGTCGATCAGGACTGACTTGCTGATGGTCTCTATGAAGGGTCGGCCCGTTGGCCGGCCCTTTTTGTGAGATCACCCGCCACTAGGAAGGAAACCTCATGCGCGTGAAGATCACGAAGCCCGGCATCTTCGGTGCCAACGGCGAAATTCCCGTCGGCACCATTGCCATGGTCGCGAGCGAGCCGATCGGGTGGGCCGGTCGCTACGAGATCGTCGACGGTGCTGAACATGCCAGCGAAAAGGTCGAAATCACCAATCCCGTGAGCGGCCTCGAAGCCCTCGCCCTGGTCGATGGGAACTTCATGGCCTTCAAATCGGCGGCCAAGAAAGTCCTCGGCGATGCTACGCCCGACAAGAAGGACGAGATCGTTGCGGCGCTGATCAACGCGCTCAGCGACACCGACCTCAAGACCTATCTCGGGGCCAAGGGCGTGCAGGTCGCAGATGAGACGCGTGAGCAGCTCGTAGAACTGGCGAAGGCCGCCTAGGCGTACCGGCAGATGGCAGGATACGGCGATGACAGCGGCTTTGCGGCCTGGCTGAGCGAGAATGGCTACACGCTGCCGGAAGACGCCCCGGCAGCGGCGGTTCTGCGCCAGCGTGGCAGCGTTTACGTCGATGGCCAGTACGGCGGACGCTTTGTTGGTCTGCCCGCTGCCGGCTATGCCCAAGAGCGGCAGTGGCCCCGTGTCGGCGCTGTCGCAGGTGGTCAGCCGATCCCCAATGATGTCGTGCCCCCGGCGGTGATCAACGCCAGCTATGAGGCTGCGTTGCAGGAGGCCCGGGACCCGGCGAGCCTTTCGGTCATTGGTTCCTCGGCCGTGCGCGTAAAGCGCGAAAAGGTTGAGGGCGCGGTCGAGGTCGAATACCAATCCGCCTCCGCGGATCAGGACTTCGTGGCGAGCATCGCGCCAGTCATGACGATCATCGAGGGCATGCTGGTGCCCTATCTGCGCATGACTGAGCCCGGCCTGGGTCTCTGGGCAGTCTGATGGCCAAGCGCTTCGATTACGGCCGCATGGCGGGCACGGCTGCCCGCCTCCTCGATCGGTTCAATCAGGGCGTGATCACGCTGACGCGGCCAGGCGCCGAGACCGCCGGACCTAACCCATGGGACCCGCCGACCCGCGATGACGATCAGATATTCGTTCTGGCCGCCACTGTCGCGGCGGTCACGGTCGATCAAGCCAATGCGAAGTACATCGACGGAACCGTGATCACAACCGCGGACCTGGTTATCACCTGCGCCGTTCCGCCGGTGCTGCCCGCCATGACTGATATCGTCTCGGTCGACGGTCAGGTTCGCGCCATCAAGAAGATTGTGCAGGTGCCGGCGGCAGGTGTGCCGGTGGCCTTCAAGCTGTTCGTGCAGGGATAGAGTGGCAAGAGCATCTCAACTCCGGCGCATCCTTGCCGCGCTGCTCGATCAGCATGACGCCCTGATCCGTGACGCCTTCCTGCTGAGCATCGCGGGCATCCGATCGGAGATCACCCTCAAGCTCCTTGTCGAGCGGCTAGAGAAGGGCGACGTTGCGGGCGCTCTGGAGGCGCTGAACCTTGAGCGCGCCGCATTCGCCCGGCTGGACAACGCCATCGCGACGGCGTTCAACGCCGGAGGCACCGCAATGACTGGCCACATGCCGACGCTGCGGGATGCCTCGGGGCATCGTATCGTGGTCAGGTTCGACGCCCGCAACTTGCGTGCCGAGGAATGGCTGCGCGGACATAGTGCTACGGCGGTCACCCGGATCATCGAGGACCAGCGTGCGGGGCTCCGGGTGGCGCTCGAAAAGGGCATGGCCGCTGGTCGCAATCCGAACAGCGTAGCTCTTGATATCGCTGGGCGCCTCAACCGTGCTTCAGGGCGGCGGGAAGGCGGTCTGGTGGGCCTGACCACCCAGCAGACGGAATACGTCGCCAGTGCCCGCGATGAGCTCTTGTCTGGCGATGCGGCATTGATGCGGAACTACCTGGCGCGCGGTCGGCGAGACAAGCGCTTTGACCGATCGGTGACCAGGGCCATCAATGAGGGCAGGGCGCTCGATGCATCCACGGTTTCGCAGATCGTCGGCCGGTATTCGGATCGGCTGCTACAGCTCCGCGGCGAAATGATCGGCCGGACCGAAGCTCTCACCAGCCTGCACGCCGGCAAGTATGAGGGCTTCCTTCAGGGGCTCGACAAGACGAACTATCCGCCTGAGGCAGTGACGCGCACCTGGCGCTCGGCTGGCGACCACAAGGTCAGGCACACCCACGGGGCCATGAATGGTCAAGTGGTGCAGGGGCTCTCTGCGCCTTTCGTCTCCCCATCGGGGGCGACGCTACGATATCCCGGCGACACCGCGCTGGGCGCGGGGGCGGACGAAGTGGTCCACTGCCGGTGCGATACTGACATGGAAATCGACTTCAGCTGGGGCGTGACCTAATGGCGAGCTTCTCGGCGCAGGTGAGCGCTTGGACGGCCCAATCCGAGCAGCGGATTACGGCCGTGTTCAGGCAGTCGGCACAGGCAGTCGCCAGAGAGGTCAAGAAGCCCGTGGCGGCCGGCGGCAACATGAGGGTGAAGACCGGGTTCCTGCGGGCTTCACTGATGGCGTCGACAAGCCAGATGCCGAGTATCAATCCGGAGGCGAAACCCGCCACCGGCGCCGCTGACAACAGCTACAGCGAAGACCAGAACGTCACGCTGATCATTGCAGGCGCCGATATCGGCCAGACCATCTATCTGGGCTTCACGGCGGCTTACGCTCGCCCCCGCGAATATGAGGACGGGTTCGTGCGCCTCACTGCCCAGCGCTGGCCTCAGATCGTTGAGGAGTGTGCCCGCCTGATCAAATCGCGGGTGGCAGGTCGGGTTCGGTAGCTTGGTCGCCTTCCTTGAGGATGATCAACGCCCGCTGGAGCAGTTCTAGTTGGCGGATGGCTGTGGATAGCACTGCCTGGCCGTCCTTGGTCGCCACGGTGCGATGGCTGAAGCTCAGTAGCGCAGCGTGCAAGAGATCATAGACGTCGTCGTCGGTCAGGGCCGGATCGTCAGTCATTGGGGAGTTGTATCGCATGCCGGCCATTGAAACCAGCATTTGGCTCGCGCTTCGGGGCAGGGTGGAGACACTGGCGCTCAACCCGGCCCATCCCGTCGCCTGGCCTAACGAGGCGTTCACCGCGCCGGCTGGGGCCTATCTCAGGGTCACGCACCTGCCGAACCGCACCGAGCGCCTATTCCTCAAGGGCACCGATCCGCACTGGTACCGCGGCATCCTGCAGATCTCGGCGATGTATCCGCTCGCTGTGCTCAACGGCGAGACGGTTGCAAGAGAGATCGCGGGGCAGGCGGCCGCGCATTTCCCCGCCGGCCTATCCCTGACGTACGCCGACGTCCGCGTAGACATCACTGCGCGCCCGACCGTGGCGCAGGGCTTTCGAGATGACGCCAGCGCTCGATGGATGACGCCGGTGAGCGTGCCCTACGAGTGCTTTGCCTAACCCATCCCGGCCATCCGGGTTACAGCGCCGCCTCCGGGCGGCTTTTTCATGCCATTGAGAAGGAGAACCAGCGATGGCACGGACCAACAAGGACCGTAAGGCCTACATTTGCACCACGCCCCAGGCGGGCGTGCTCGATCAGGCGGGCTTCGAGGCCCTTGCCTGGGTCGAGATCGGCAATGTCGGCGCGATTGGTGAAAGCGGCACCCAGACCAACGTTGTCTCGTACGACGAGCTGGCCACCGACGTGACGCAGAAGGGCAAGGGCATCTCGAATGCCGGCGACCCGACCATCGAATGTGCACGCAACCCGACCGACACTGGCCAGGTCGCTCTGCGCGCTGCGGCCAAGACCAATTTCAACTACGCGTTCAAGTTCGAGGACAAGGACGCACCGGATGCGGATCACACCAATTCGATCTACTACAATCGGGGCCTCGTGACCGGTCCGACGCGGCCGAACGGCAGGAACGAGGACTTCATTCTCGAGGTCTTCACCCTGGCGCTCAATCAGCGCGAAATCGTCGTGGACCCCGTAGCGACGGTTGCCCCGACCAACACCCTGCTGCCCGCCATTGCCGGCATCGCCCAGGTCGGCCAGGTGCTCACCGCTCTGCCCGGCGAGTGGACCGGGGAGCCGTCCTTTGCCTACCAGTGGAAGCTGGCGGGCTCTGACATCCCTGGAGCGACTGGGAAGACTTACACGCCGGTCGTCGGCGACATCGGTTCGGACGTCGCGGTCGCAGTCACGGCCACCAACTCGGCCGGCACCCTCACCAAGACCAGCGGCGCGACTGCTGACGTCATCGCTGCATAAGGAGCCCTCATGGACATCTCGACCATCAAGCCCGATACCATCGACGTTCCGATCACGCATCCGGGCACCGGCGAGCCGACCGGCCTCATCATCAAGGCCGTGTCGCTGCAGGACGAGCGCGTCATGGCCGTCAAGCGCCGGCTCCAGAACAAGGCCCTGCGTGCCCGCAACAAGACCACCACGGCCGAGACCATCGAGGAGAACGGCAACGAACTCCTCATGGCCGCCATCGTCGGCTGGGAATGGGGCGGCGATTCCGACTGGAAGGGCAAGAAGCTCGAGTTCACGTCGGGCAACCTCAAGATCGTGCTGACCGAGGCGCCCTGGCTCGCCTAGCAGATCGACACTGCCCTCGCCGATGAAGCCGCTTTTTTTCAGAACTAGGGGAGGAATTGGCCGAGGCGGTCCGGGTCCTCGTCCGATACGACTTCCCCGATAAGGACGGCGAAACGCGCAGGGAACGGAACGCGCGTTTCGGCCAGGAGAGCCCGGCTGTGGAAGTGCCGCCGGTCGCGCAGTACCTCTGGGAATGGTTCTGGGACATCCGGCGCTCACAGCCGGCCGGGTTCAACGGCCCCAATCCCGTGACCAATGCCGAGTTGATGGCATGGGTCCAGCGGACCGGGCAGGTCGTCCGGCCCGAAGAGGCGGTCATCCTCATGGATATGGATGGTGCGCTGCTGACTGCGGCGGGAGGGGCAGACTAGCCCTCGCCGCCGGCCGCAAAGATCACTTTGTGCAGTTCTTCATGATCATCGTTTTCTGGACCGCCACTTGCTGCCCTTTCAGGCTTGCAATCTCAGGAGCGATGTTGTCACCAGATAGCGACGACGTGGGGATACCAATCAAGATCACGCCCCAGGTGTCGCCTGTCCGAGCCTTCTCCTGCTGAGCGGCGGCTGTCACATAGGCAGCATCCAAACGCTGCAGTTCTTCGCCGAGTTGCTTACAGGAGTACGATTGGTACGGAACCTCAGAGACATATGATGGCGCAATGGCCGACGGCGGCTTTGCACATCCAGACAATAAGAGAGCCGCAGCAGCTGCTGCCAACAGATAGACTTTCATGATTTCCCCCAAATCCGCACGAATGCACGTGGAGGATTTCAAGCAAATGAAAGAGCGACTGTCCAGCCTGAGATTTGACTATCGAACAACGATAGCGTTTCGAAGTGCTAAGGGGTTGGAGATGTAGTGAAGCCCCTCGATACCAGACCCTGTCCCACGAATAACGACCGAACCGAAGCCGAAAATTCGACCGAGGAGAGATTGGTCGACAAGGACGGACTCCACCTTCTCCATGTTCATCTCGGCCGTTTCTCGCCAAATCAGACCGCGCTTTTTGACCACACGGTAGTTAGTGACGGCGATCTCCGTTGTCACCTTCGCGAGCCACGCACGGAAGAGCGCGACCACACCGAGTATCAGCAGCACCGCTCCGATGAGCCGTGCACCAGTGAGGAGACCTCCCTCCAGAGGGAGCAGCATCACGATTAGGCCGATGGCTGCGACGCCAAGGCCGCGCAGGTAGACGATCCAGTGCATGTGGCCAACGTTCAACACTCTTTCGTTGGGCTGCAAGATGCTGTCGACGTAGCTCAATTGTTCATCCCGATCAGGTTCGCGCGGCGAAGCTAACGGCCTGCGCAGAAAAGGGCAATCACATGGATATCGCTGAACTCGGACTGGCAGTTCGCTCCGATGGGGTTGTGGTTGCCAAAGAGCGCCTCAAGGTTTTCGAGGATCAGGCTGGACGAACTGAAACTGCCACCCAAAAGCTGGCTCGAAGCTTCGATCGGCTGCTCAAGCTTGCCGGTGTCACGTACGTAGTGACGCAGTTTGGCCGAGCGATCGGGGACGCGGTTCGTCGGGTCGAGGACATGGAGCGCATGTCGCGGCAGGTCGACAAGGCCTTGGAAAACTCCGGCAATAGCGCTCGCACAAGTGCGAAGGAAATCGCAGCTTGGGCGGACATGCTTGAGCGCCGCACTGGTCGTGCCGCAGCAGAAGTGATGTCCGTCGCGGCCAACCTCGCGACTTACGGTTTCGGCAGGAAGGAGTTCTATCGGGCCCTTGAACTCGCCAACGACAT